ATTCTTTCATATCTAGAACAATAATGTTTGGGTCTGCTTCCATTTGTAATACGCGAATTGATTTTGTTTTTGATTTTGATTTTGATTTGATTTTCTGAGTCTTAGAGTTAGAGCCCGTCTTTTGCCATCGTCGAACACCCAACTTATTTGTTACAATTATCCACTTATTTCCATCGTTGCCTTTTTTAACGGTTCCTTCCTTGAACAGTGTTGCACTTTTAGATGGTCCTTTTCTAGTTGACATCTATATATATATATGTATATTATTGTATATTCTTATATATAGATATTTTTTATTTAATGAGACCGGCGAGAAACGCGACGAGTGCGCCTTTTGCTAGATTTCTTGCTAGATTTAGATTTGTCTCCAACAAAAACAGAACCGAATTTTCCTTTTCCAATTGGAACCCAACCGGCCTTCTTGAGACGATTTTCGCGCTTTGCGGTGGCGTGTTTGCGCCTTGAAACGATTCTGCCATATTTATTGTACATGAGACTGCTTTTCGTTAAACCGCCGACTGTTTTATAGGCAGTTCCGTGCATTACTTGAGGCCTTGACCCTCTAACGACCGAATAAGAATGTCCGGAAATATGATATTCGCCGTTGGCACCTTTTTTATGACCCATTTTATGATTGTTATTATATACTATAAAAAGAAAAAATTATAATTTAATATTTTCTTTTTTGAACGAGCGTGATTTATTTTCCTAAATATAAAATATTTATACGACATTATCTATCAACATCTTGAAAAACAAAGTGTTTGTGGACCTGCGACTGCTGGGCCTACGCTACAATTTTGGTAGGGAACATATTGATTTGTTGATGAGTAACCTGGTCCTGACCCGCCAGGACAACCTGCCCATTTTCCGTAAGCATTAAGTGTATTATTTGCGAATTGAAAACGCCCGCCACCTTGAAATCTGGATGTAGTGATAATAATTGAGTTTCTTACATATCTTGGCACTTGACTCGTGTTTGCATTATCAATATTGTATTGGAAAACAGGGAGAGGACATTTACCTCTGCATAAACTTCTACCTTTAATGTAAACCATTTTATATGTATATATTCATTATATTATAAATTATCTAAATTATTAAAACTATTCAAACTATTCTTTAACTGACATTTTCTAAAATTGTTTTTTTACCATGACAGTTTCTACAAAGTGCGATTAAATTACTTATATCATTGCTTCCGCCTTTAAAAAGCGGAATGTGGTGGTCTATTTCGTATGTATAATCCATAATTTCAGCACACGTACCACACTTCCAAGCTTGGTTACTTGCAATTATTTTTTTAGTAAGTGAAGAAACATTTCTTTTTATACATACTGGTTTACAATTACTTACAAGTGCATCATATTCTTCTTCTGTAATAATAACATAAGGGGTTGAATTTAGTTCATCTAGACTATATTCATAATTTTCACACATTTTTTCATTGTAACGTGCTCGTTTATATACATAACATATTCCATCTAATGACTTGTAGACAACCCAACTTCCGACGTTGAACACACTTTTGAATAATAAACTACACGTTAAATCCATTAAAAATAATAAGACCATATTATAACAAAATTGATAATATTTTTTGCTATTATTATTATTATATATTTAATATTTAGTTTATTAAATACATTATTTAAAAATTGAAATTATGGTAATGGTCAATGCATTTATACAATCAAATCCCATTACAAGCGCCATATCAAGAAAATAAAATGAGTAAACAAACCAACGATGCCAATACAAGAATGGAAATTAACGGAATTCCTTTATACATTAAATCTGATGGTGAAAAAGGTATTCCTTACTTGTATGATGTTGACACCAATGAACATGTTGGATATTGGTGTCAAAAAAAAGGAGTATATGTTATGTTCTCACCGTATGAACAAATTCTTAATAATTTGAAGCGCTCTATGAGAGAAGAATTGAGAAACGGTGGCGGCAATAAATTGAAGGAATTAGAGAAAGAGGAAGAAGTGGAAGAAGTGGAAGAAGCGGAAGAAGTGGAAGAAGTGGAAGAAGTGGAAGAAGTGGAAGAAGTGGAAGAAGTGGAAGAAGCGGAAGAAGCGGAGGAGGAAGCGGAGGAAGAAGAAGAAGTAGGAAGCTTGTATCCAACTTCCACATTTGTCAAATTCTTTGTATTGATGTTTATTTACATCATGTTTCAAAAATATTTTCAAGCAATTTATGTTGATTTCATATTTGCATTTACATTTACAATTTTATATAAAAAGATGGTTACAACAATTTGTTTGGATTTGTAATAGAGACAAAACTAGATTGGTTTTTATGAATAAACAGGATATTTATCAATATTAATAATTTCAGTTTTTGATACACTTTTAATACTTTTTTGTGTAACTTCGTATTGAGTGAATACGCGATGTTTGAGCTGCTGTGACGGGACTTTATTATGAACCGTTCGCGCAATCATTTTATATAATTTAAAATCTGGGTACCTGTCAATTCCGTCCTTCTTGTATAAAATATTTCGTCCGTTATCGTCAGTTACCCAGTCGACAACAAGAGATACCAATCGACTTTTTTTACATTCGCGCGCGACATCTTCCATATTTTCAATAAAAAAATCAAAGAGTGAGCAACCCAATCTACATAAATCAAAACTATAATTTGGATAAATGTATGGTTTTTTGTCATTAAAATAGGGTTCGCAGTTATATTGAGTGGCAGCATCACCGCTTTTATGAAAACTATCACTACAAATGAATTTTGAATTGAATTTGTAAATTGACCGACCAAAATCAATTATTTTAAAAATTCTACCAAACGTCGGAACCTTGTAATATTTCTTATTAAAAAAATAATATATGTATTCTTTTTCTGTGTCAATAAACATGACATTATTTGTGTGCAGGTCATTGTGCGTAAATGAAAATATTTTTTGATATGTTGCCAGCGTTATGACAATTTGCATTAATGCGGCTTCCCATTCTCCATCAGAGAGAATGTCATTTACCATTAACCAATCGAGCGTTTTTGTGCAACGTTCAAGCATAATGACTTCAACCGGAAAATTATAAATAACAGCATTTAATACTTCTTCTTCATAACAATCATCATCGTCATCATCGTCATCGTCATCATCAACTGTTTCAAATGTCGATTCTGTATCGCCGCTTTTATCACTACTTCCACTGCCACTATTACTACTTTTACTGTTACTATTACTACTGTTATTTCTGCTTTTACTGCCTACATTATCGTCATCGCTAAAAAGTTCATCATCATTAGCATCATTATTTGTATCATTTGATTGTGTTGTTGTATGAGATGACCTAGAAGAACATGAAACGGAAGATGATGAGGAATTTAATGTTTTATTATTAATAATGCAATTACCATTATCGTCATTTTCAGGGTTGAAAATATTCAAATCGGTCAATTCGGTCAATTCGGTCAATTCGGTCAATTCGGTCAACTCTAGCTTACCACTTGCACTTTTGACGACATCATTAATATTATGACTGTCACAAGAATCAATGTCGAAATTATCTAATTGAATGTCTATATTTTTATCTTCATTGACATTAAACTTTAGTTTAGGATTTCGATTACGATTTTTAGTTTGTTTTTTCTTTACATTACATTGACCGTTTTCATCACACTCGTCGTCGTCATTGTCGTCATCGTCGTCACTACAATCTTCAAATACTTTTTCGTCAAATTTGAAAAGAGTTCCATTTTTTTCTTTAAAAAAATTATTCTTCATCAAGTATTCATAATCATCAATAATATTGATTGTAAATTCATTTTGAATTGCCAAGTATGAGCCATAAAAATCTATACCATGAATAAATCCATGGGTGTTTAATAGCTGGCTCGATAAATAAGAAAAGAATCCGTCAACATACGCTGAATTGTTGGCATCTAATATTTTATAATGATTGTATTTTTCTTTTGCTTCAACATTTACAGAAGTGGTTGTGGTTGTTGTTGTATCAAATGTAAACGGAGTTGAATGAATGGATGGCAAGCTTAATAAAGAATCCAGTAAATGCAAATTAGCTCCCTCCACCTCACAAATCTCATCCACATTAGCAGTTCCTTTGAAATTATAATTACCAGCTAAATATTTAATCGGGTCAAGTAATGGAGAGAATTTGAAAAATACAGAAGTAAATGCACTATTTTCATCATCACCATTATTTTTACACTGTTTTGGATTTGGAAAAATAATAGCATTGCCACAATTTTTTGATACTGATGTGACACCATCATCATCCGATAAAACATGAGTAGCAGCGGCAGCAGATATTGTTTTAGCGCTGTGTTTCTGGTTAAGGTTGATTGAATTATAGTTTGTGTCATTGAGAGAGAAGAATTTTGAATAAATCGGAATATAATTTTGACATTTTTTTAATCCCATATGAGACACTTCTAAATCTTTAAGAACATTATCATTTTTCGGCTTTTGGTAAAATAATTTAAATTTAAATTCATCATCTACCACACTTGCGGATGTTGTATCAGCATCAACAACGGGAATGCCAGGAGGAACAGGAGGAATAACAGGAATGGACATAACGAAAATGAATAATTGAAATATTACTTTCTATAAATAGAAAAATACGACTATTCAAACTTATATAAACTTATCCTTATATATTTATTACATTTATTATACTAAATTAAAATTAGTTTGACATATTCATTTTTTTTATTTTTACAGGATATATAGCACATTCATTCATATTTAAAAAAAGCATATTAAAATATGAACTTGGAACTAGGGAAATTTGATATGCGCTCTATTAGTTTTAGACCAGACGAAAATAAAGGTCCTGTTATCGTGTTAATCGGACGACGTGATACCGGTAAAAGTTTCCTCGTGAAAGACCTCATGTATTACCACCAGGACATCCCAATTGGAACAGTTATTTCAGGAACAGAAGCAGGCAACGGATTCTTCGGAGAACACGTCCCGAAACTCTTCATCCATGACGCATACAACACCGCCATCATAGAAAATATTTTGAAACGACAAAAAGCAGTACTAAAACAAGTGAAAAAGGAAATGGAATCTTATAAAAGAAGCACGATAGACCCCCGAACCTTTGTCGTCCTCGATGATTGCTTGTTTGATAATAAATGGACCCGCGACACTATGATGCGCCTCCTCTTCATGAACGGGAGACACTGGAAGATTATGCTGGTCATCACAATGCAATATCCTTTAGGCATTCCGCCAAATCTTAGAACCAATATTGACTACGTGTTTATCCTGCGAGAGCCGTACATAGGTAACCGAAAACGAATCTATGAAAATTATGCGGGAATGTTTCCGACATTTGAGTCGTTCTGTCAGGTGATGGACCAGTGCACTGAAAATTTCGAGTGTTTGGTAATAAATAATAATGCCAAGTCGAATAAATTACAGGACCAAATTTTCTGGTACAAGGCGCAGCAGCACGGGCCTTTTAAACTCGGTAGTAAAGAATTCTGGGAGATGAGCAAGGATTTAAATTCTGATGATGAAGAAGAGTCATATGACCCGAAAAATATCAACAAAAAAGGAGCGGGACCCAAAATCAGTGTAAAAAAAAATAAATGGTAGTGTACTCCACGCCGCCAACCGCCAACAATGTGACAAATGTAAATTAGAATTTATATTGTTACCAAGTTGTAGATGTTGTCCACACATTTTTTTCCGCTAATTCTTGCGTATGGGTCAGTTTTTGAAAGCGCGGTTATTTTTGCGATGATGTCTTTGATTGAATTTTTGATGCAGTGGTGTTTGTGGTGCATGTCAAAAAGGACTTTTTCTTCATTTTGTATCAACCGCAATTCATTTGAAACCTTGGCTTCCAAGTTGCAAAGTTTGAAATAGAAATTGGAGGATTGAGTGTACCGATGATAAGTGTTGTGGGATTCGTGCAGCTTCATCTGATTCAACCTCATCTGGAGTGGAATCAGTCGGAGGCGCATGTCTTGACACTTTTGTATTTGTTGCGTTATTTCCGCTTTAGATTGCAACTGGGCTTTCATGCGGGCTTCGTGTTCGGATTTTCGTTTCAGCATCAGTTCACGCTCGCGCTCGTGCCTTTCTTTTTTTGTTTTTCTCTCTTCCGATGAGGATGAGGACGAGTTTGCCTTTTGTTTCAATAATGATTGCTGGGCAAGTGATAGATTCTGAAACCATTCTGATGCCTTCTTTTTATTCATTCTCTTTAGTCCCGACTTGCCTACTCCTGATTTGGATTTGGATTTGGATTGTCCTGTAGTGGTTTCCATATTGACTTGTTGCGACTTCTTGCTGGTTTTAACACTGAATATTTAAAAAGTAATTGAAAACTTTTCAATTTATATTTTTGTAATAAATAAAAATTGAAAATAAATGTTTCATTTCAATATTTTTAAACACTTGAAAATAATTACAATCAAAAAATAACAGTCATATGAAACATCATAATATATCAAGAAAAACCATGTTGATATTATATTTATCATTGTCAATATTGTTTACACTTATTTTATCTGTGGAAACCAATGTTAATGTCACCGACATCATCACAATTTCCGCCAATTCAAGTAAAGCGCCAACTACCGATAGTGAAACACCTTCTCCTTACAATGAAAGAGTGATAGTCATTTTGGGTTATTTTGGATTATCATTAATAGTTTGCATTCCAGTTTCAATGTTCTTGTTGTGCATCTATAGAATGAGGGGGTCGGCTCCTTGCAATTTTAGAGAAGCATTTTGTAGTTGTTGTTAATCTACTTCCTCGACATTGTGTCCGTACAGAGTATCATACAATTGCATGATAATAAAATACTATTTTCTTTTCATATTTTTTCCTTGTGTATAAGATGAAATGGAATAATAATTATGTTTATCAATTAAATCATTGTAATTATTCATATCCACATCTTTATTTTTTAATAATTTATACAATTTTGCTACTGGGTTTTCAGGATGCAATGTTTCGCATACAATATTATTTACAATGATTACATCATGATTTTCCATCAGTACATTGTAAAGAGGTGTTCCATGGTATTCAATTTTGATTACATCATTCAGTTTTCCAATAAACCAGTCAGCTGTTCTCATTTTATTTTTGTAAAACAAGGTATGTGTTTTACTTAATATTGTTTTTTTTGATGGAATGTTGTTTCCTAAAGAATTTTTACCAAAACAAACTAAATAATTGCTCAAAGAAATTGATTTAGTTATGTGAATTATTTTTTTTGAATCAATGGTATGAATACTCGGTAAAATGGTTTCAATTGGAAGTATTCCTTGGTCTGTTTGCACAGGTGTTCCTGCTGGAAAACATATATCAGAGACTATATTAGATTCTGGATTTATGGCATATATTAATGCCATTGAATTTGAGTCGTAGTGTGGTAAATAATGACAATGAATGACTGAACCAATGTTTGGAAGGTATGGAGCATATGTGGTTTCTTCACTAGAATAATAGGGCCAAGTAATAGCAAAAGACAATGACTGTTGAGGACCAATTTGATAAATATCACGACTGTATGTATGTGTTAAACCAACTTCTTCATCACTTGGAGTTCCAGGAGTACTATTAATCAATGATAATGAAGGATAAGAAAATCCACCGCTCAGATGAAAATGAAGAGGATGTGAATCTGAAGTATCACCATTTAAATATGTCCAAATTTCAGTTGACTTTAATTTTACAGAAATAACCTTCATATTGTCATTAGAAAATCCATCATAAAACCCAGCATATGTTTGGGTAGCTTGAATTATGAGTTGTCCATTGCGTCTAGGACACAAAATAGGTTTTTGTACATTTTTATCACTTGTTGCATAATTTGGATAAAAAGATTGAATGTAATTATCATATACACCATATAGATATTCTTCATCACATGGGGCATCAACTGAACAACACGGACCAGAGTGTGGAATGGGGGGTATTAAGTTGACATTGCCCGTCAAACTTTTACCCATCATTTGTAATATAGCCCACCGTCCAAGTATTCGTATGCAATAATTTGAACTATTTTTTGTTTTGATGATTGCGGATTTAAAATATGTAGTTGTGCCGTTTAACAAGTTTACTCCATATGGAAAAAACGACCAATCAAATGAGAGCACATCAAACGCTGAAAATGTTTGCCCATTTACAGTTATGTTCGTCATTCTTAAACTATTATTTAATAAATTTATCCATTGTTGAATATTTAAGTTTTCTCTTAGATTAGTGGGTGGTAAGGTTATTGTAACACTAAAAATTGGAACGGATGTGGTGTCATTGTATGATATACTGTACTCAAACCCTTGAATTGTATATGTATCATTTGATATCATGGCGATATTAATGTAATTATCATTCGTTTTTGTAACCCTAAATTCTGAACTGGGAAGAACATTTGGTTTGTAATTATTTGGAGATTTGCTATATTCAATTAGTGCTTGATTTAAATCAAGCTCTGTTGAATTCCATAAATCAACGCGAATTCGGGCTGTTCCATTGCAAGTTTCAGTAACTCCATACACATTGTTTATTCCAATATAAGCATTTCCAGAACCACCATAAATGCAATTTATGTCATTTTCGAACCATATACAAATATTTCTTGATGGAGTTTTTGAATTTACATTTGGAAGATTATAATAATATTCGGGATTTAAACTTTCAACATAATCATTATCAAATGGAGGTATTCCATTTTTATAAATAATATTATTAATTTTTAATAGTTCATTTTGCATAGAAAGGGTATTGTTGCCTGAAACATTTGTTATATACAAAAATAATCTTTTTAATTTTATATTTGGAATTGGACAACGTCCATTTACCATTGTTTGATTTACCTGAGGAATTCTTGATATAGTAGGATAAGTTAGAGTTGAAGGAATTTGTTGTTGATTTGGTGTTGTAGAGTTCTCTGGAATGGGAGAAGGAAATGGTGTTGCAGAAGAATTTGAAAAATCAGGAAAAGTACCAGTTGTTTGAGTTGGCATATTATAAACTGCTGTTAAATCATAATCATATGCAAATAAATAAGCATTTTTGATGGTTGTTAAATCTAACAGTATAGATATGCGACCACCTATTGGAACAAATTGCATCGTAGTTTTTACGGGTGCGCAAAGTCCTTGGTCAGTTTGAATTACATAAAATGATAAAATGTTTTTATTATCATCACAAACCCCTAAGTAAAATACGCGAAAATTTCCATTTGTATTCAAAAAATCAATCTTAACAATGTTATTATTAGTTTCATGTTTAAGAATATTTGAATAGTTAACAGATGGTGTTGACGGTTCAATATACCATTGAATTGTGGATATTCCATTTATGACAGTAAAACAAGACCTGTTTGGATCCGTTAATGACAAATTTCCAAATATTTGACGTCCACTTGAATCTAAATCCATATCCAAACAATTGAGAACAATGTGGTTATCTCCATAAATATACGAATCAGTAAATGGTTTTGATATATCATCTGTAACAATTATAGACCCCACTATACCAGCATACACTAACTCAGCATCTCGAAATTTATTATGTGAATGATACCAACACAATGCAGAATTATTTTGTATGATTGGAAGTTGAATATTTACACTAGTGCCAAGTGACGTACTCGGTCCAAATACTCCAAAAGCAGATGCGCCATCAACTAAACCAGTGTTCACAAATCCATGCAAATGTACATTAGTTGTAAATTTTGTAGAATTAACAAAATTAATTAATGGCGCTTTTCCTCTCGGAAATAATAAAGTTGGAAGGCCAAAACTATTCGTTGTTGTTTTAAAACCATTAATGTATACATTGCTCCCAAATATTGGTTGATGTTTCACGTCACTTCCACTTATACTGGCTTCTGGTGAAAAACGATGCTGTGTGTTTAAAATTTCTATTTGCACAACATCATTTGTGGATAATTTTGAAAAATCAGTTAAATTAGAAATGGGTAAGGGAATCATATATATATATATATGTTATATATATATATAATATGTTTAAATATAAACTTTTATATTTTGGTGTATTTATATTTTTAAATTTTTTTATTATTTTCCATATACATGTAAGAAGATAGATTCGTTTATTATCAATCTACTTCCTCAATATTTGGTCCAGATTTTGATGACGATGATTGCGGCTGTTGTTCTTGCTGTCCGGGCATGTCACTAGGCATTTCGCCATTGGAACCAGTATACAGTTTTGAAATAATGAAACTAATTTTTTCCTCTATTTTTTTTATAAGCGCGCATTTTATGACTGCGTTTCTTATAATAACTGCGCGAATACATCTTTAATCTTCTTCCTCCTTCTTGCCCTGCATATTCTCGTTGTCGTCTACGTTCGTCGCGTTCTTCCTGACGTTCTTCAGCAAGCTCGAGCAACCCTTGTGAAATTTGAGACTCACCCCTATAATATGCTGCATCTTTCTCTTTTAACTTCTTTATATCAGAATCTCGTTCAGCTTTACCATATTTTATCAAATCTTCTACAGTAAAAACTTGAATTATTTTATGATATTTTTTATTTTGATTGAGAAGTTGAATTAATTTTTCAAACACTGAACAAATACCCTTCATTCTTTGTTGGACAGCTATGCGTGCTTCTGGAGTATGTTGCAATGAATTTTTATCGATAAAATCAACTAATATAGAAACCACATGAGTGAAAAACAATTTTATACTTGTAGCAAGTTCACTACTAGTATCCAATTTATTATCAGATATAAATTTATCAACAATTTCATCACATTGTTTAATATAAATTTCACGACTAAGGGGGGGTCCATGTAACGTTTTTGGACCATATTTTTCTATGATTTCTCTAAAAGGAACTACAATTCGAGGTAAATCTGGTGTATTTTTTAGTAAATCAAAAAACTCTTTCGTAATATCAATCAAAAATGAAGGAGAATCACTAAAATTATATCCTTGCGTCGAAGCTACGGGAGTAGATAATTGCCATATGAATTTTGTAAAAGATTCCTCTCCAAAATTTTCTTTAAAAAACTCAACAAACTCTGCAACATTATTTGCTCTTGCGTTTCTAATGTTTCGATTATAATAATCTTCTTCAAAGTATGTCCTCGTGGGTCTACGCGTCTTTTTAGACGGTGTCCTGTGTTTTGAAGTGGGCGTGAGCGTGGTACGCGTCTTTTTGGACGGTGTCCTGTGTTTTGAAGTGGGCGCGAGCGTGCGCGTCTTTTTAGACGGAGATAGAGCAGCTCTTTGTTCCATATATTTTTCTTCGCTCAAAATGTTATGAGAAGACATTTTCTTTGTTCCTATATATATATATATAATTATAACAAATAAATTATAATTTATTTATAATTTATAATTTATTATCAAATTATTACAATTTCAAACCAGCATTTTGCAGTTGTTGTTAATCTACTTCCTCGATATTGGGCCCAGATTTTGACGACGACGGCTGTTGTTCTTGCTGTCCGGGCATGTCACCAGGCATTTCGCCATTGGAACCAGTATACAGTTTTGAAATAATTGGACTAACAATTCCCTCTAGTTTTTTTTGTTGCGCTTCATACTCACTTGCATCAGTGTCATGGTGTCCCACAGATTCCATCCACTCAAGCGATGCTTTGCAAGCGTCCTCAATTGCGCTGCGGTCCGACTCGGACAACTTTTCCTGCATACCCGGCTCAGAAGCTGAACTCTTGACTGAATAAACATAATTCTCAAACCCATTTCGAGCATCAATTTTTTGTTTGTGCTTTGCATCTTCATCCTTGTATTTCTCCGCTTCAGAAACCATGCGCTCAATGTCATCCTTTGACAACCGTCCTTTATCATTCGTAATGGTGATTTTATTCGACTTGCCGCCGGCTTTATCAACCGCATTCACATTCAGCACACCATTCGCATCCAAATCAAATGTCACCTCAATCTGCGGAGTTCCGCGCGGCGCCGGAGGAATGCCATCCAGTTGAAATTTGCCAAGAATGTTGTTGTCCTTGGTAAGCTGGCGCTCACCCTCAAACACTTGAATTAAAACGCCGGGCTGGTTATCCGCGTAGGTTGAGAATGTCTGCCCCTTTTTGCAAGGAATCGTGGAATTTCGCTCAATGAGTTTTGTCATGACACCACCAGCAGTCTCAATTCCCAGAGATAGCGGCGCAACATCCAGCAACAAAATATCCTGCGTGATTTTCGATTGGTCTCCCGTCAAAATCGCCGCCTGAACTGCTGCACCATACGCCACCGCCTCATCTGGATTAATCGAACGATTGAGCTCCTTTCCATTGAAATACTCGGTTAGCAAACTGCACACTTTCGGAATGCGCGTCGACCCTCCAACCAGCACAATTTCGTCAATGCTGCTCTTTGACATTTTAGAATCTCTGAGCACGCGGTCAACGGGGTCAATAGTAGAACGAAACAAATCCATGCACAGTTCTTCAAATTTGGCTCGTGTAATCTTGGTCATAAAGTCAGTTCCATCAAACAATGAATCCACCTCAATAGTTGTTTCTGCAGACGCTGAAAGGGTTCGCTTAGCACGCTCGCACGCAGTTCGCAACCGACGCAAAGCCCGATTATTGCCGGTTGGGTCCTTCTTGGTCTTGCGCTTAAATTCCTGAACACACCAATTCACAAGTCTATTATCGAAATCCTCACCACCCAAATGCGTATCTCCTGCAGTCGCCTTTACCTCAAAAATTCCGTCATCAATTGTTAAAAGCGACACGTCAAACGTGCCTCCACCCAAATCAAAAATTAAAATATTACTCTCGCCCTTCCCCTTTTTATCAAGCCCGTACGCAATTGCCGCTGCAGTTGGCTCGTTGATAATGCGCAACACATTTAGCCCCGCAATCGCACCCGCATCCTTGGTGGCTTGGCGCTGCCCATCATTAAAATAAGCCGGAACCGTAATCACAGCTTCTGTAACAGTAGAGCCCAAATAGCTCTCCGCAATTTCCTTCATTTTGATTAAAACCATTGCGGAGATTTCCTCTGGAGAAAATGTCTTTTGTTCTCCTTTGAACTCCACCTGAATGTGCGGCTTACCTCCATCCTTGGCAACCACCTTGAATGACCAATGCTTCATATCACTCTGAATGCTGGCATCGTCAATTTTTCTACCGATGAGACGCTTTGCGTCAAAAATAGTATTCTCTGGATTCAT